CCTAAGATAGTACCTACTCCTGCAGCTGAGCCTCTTAAGAAAATAACCGTTCACTTCAGAGAAGGTAAATATGGGGACTCTGAGGGTAGAGACATTAATCCTAACTACAGCCAAGATTTAATAGATGCTTTGGCAAAAGAGTATCCTGATTATGAAATAGTTAGGCTTGGAGATTCTTCAATGACTTTTCTAAACAATTGTTACAATGCTAGCCACGCTGATTTATCGGTGAGAGCTCAGATGGAACAGATACAGCAGTCCGAATTATTTATCGGCTGTCATTCAGCACCACAGATGCTTGCGGTAGCTTGTTCAGACACACCTATAATCTGTATAAATTATACGGCACAGGAGACTACTACAGATATGGAAACCGAAAACATTGCTAAACTTAGTTACGAGCCTATAAGTAAGCAGGTTAAGAAGATATTCTATGTGAAAATGCTGGGCAAAGACGGTGTTGAATTAATCCCAACTCAGAATAACCCACAGCGCGTAAGAGTAGAATATGAACCGATTGAGAACATAATGAAAGAAGTAAAAGGGGTATTGAATCATGGTTAGACGTCCACTAGAGAGAGAAAAGATTCCTAATTTCAATACGTTGTCATGTCTCATAGACAGAATGGTTATTGAACAAGTGAAGAAGACTATTTTTGAACTGAAGCAAGAGGAAGAAAAAGTGAATTATAAGGATAAGATACATATGCAGAAGAAAGCTTTAAAGAGCTTGCAAAGAGCTTTTATCGACTTTTGTATAAAGGCATGGTATCTAGGTGAGTACGAATACATAGAAGAAACGAGGACGTTTAAATGAGGTTTATGAAGAAAGCTCAAGCCAAAGGCCACGCTCTGGTATTTTTTAATGCAATAATACGGCTATCTGAGGCTAATTACCTCACAGGGGTTTGGGATAATAGAAGAAATTCACTTTGTAAGAAAGCATTTGAAGAGTTCACAGACCAAGAAAAAGCTTATCTTTATCATACTGAGAAAATGTCTAGAAAAAATGTTGAGCTACGTGCTGTTCATAGAACCGCTATCGACAGAGTTTTTAGAGAAATAATAAATATAAGTGAAAACTTGCCTTATGACGAGTAATCATATATAATTATATTATGGGTAGAAAAAAAATGTTAAGTCCTAAAGCTAAGATTCTTTCGATTGCTTTAACAACAGAGCAGTATGATAAGGTAGAAGCAGAGTGTCCAAAGGATATGAAGATATCTGTTTATGGGAGATTAAAATTGTTAGGAGAAATAAAATGAAATATTGGTTGTATAGATTAAAATGGCATTTAGCAAAGTACATAACTTGGGAGTATCCATTGCATGTTGATTTTGAATTAAGTACGCATTGTAATTTATCCTGTAGCTTTTGCCCACACAGCGAACATATACAGGACTTTAAAAAAGGCTTCATGGATTTTGATAGATACAAACAAATAATAGATGAGATAGCAGGTAAAGTACCCAGTATTAAATTCAATCTAAGAGGAGAATCAACATTACATCCCGATTTCGATTTATTCCTTAAATATGCACATAAGAAATTTATAGATATAAGAATTAATACTAATGGACAGTATAGAAATAAGGCTGTGTCGTTGTGGATGGCTCAGTATTGTACTGACATAAGCTTTAGTGTAGATGCTTTTTATAAAGATACGTATAAAGAAAAACGTGGTGGTGATTTTCAACTGCTCGAGAATAATATACTAGATACTATAAGAATGGTAGGTGGCTACCAACACAGGGCTAAGCTGACCTTATCATATGTATATACATCCAGTCATGAGTATGTAGAAATCGCAAAGTTTCGTATGCTTTGGGCCGCTCGATATCATAAAGTAAAATTTAATATAAGAGCAGCAATGGATAGAGTAACCCTAAAGGAGCAAATTACTAAAAAAGGTAAAATAAAAAAATTAGGAGATAAGGTTGCTGTAGGGAGAAAAGATTGTTTAATGCCGAGGAGAAGGCTTGTTGTTACTCATGATTTTAAAGTAGGATATTGCTGCTTACTTTGGCATAAACCAAGCTATCTACCGTTCAGTATTGATAGTAAAGAAGTAAAGCTATTAGATTATTGGAATCATCCGAGCTTATTGTGTATACGAGATAATCTCAAATTTCTTAGATTCGATGTATTGCCTAAAATGTGTAAAAATTGCGATAGTTCAGAATCTTACAAGTGGAGTAACTTATGATACACCCTAAAGCAATTATATTAATTCAATGCAGATACGACAGCAAAAGAGCACCTGGTAAAATACTGAGAGAATTAAAACCGGGTCTTTCATGCTTGGAGTATTTAATTCAAAGACTTGGGAAAACATCCTATAATTGTATAATAGCTACTACGGATAGAGATGCAGATTCGCCTATTTTCGACGCGTACTTACGTCTAAAAGGTAAATATAAGTACTTACTCGGATGCTTTCGTGGTGATGAAAAGAATATAGCTAGGAGGTTGTACGATGCTTCTAAAGGGTACGATTACATTATAAGAGTTACAGGTGATGATTTTTTCGTTGATACAGCTATTCTAGATTCAATGGCGGTAGAGGCGGTGTTGGCAGATGCGTCTTATACTTATCCTGAAAATCTCATAAGAGGTTGCGACAGTGATGTATTTAAAAGAGATTCTCTTGTAAAAGCCTTAGGGGAATACGACATGGCTGATGTCGAGAGCATAGAATTTCTATTTAAAAATACCGATACCTCAAAAGTATTCAAGGTTCCAGGCTCATACAAAAATCCAAGTATCAATTTAACACTGGATACGGAGGACGATTGGAAAGTAGTACAGTTGGTCTGGAAAAAACTATCTGTCATTAACTATTGCTTCAATACATGGGATATAGTAGAATTTATTACACGCAACTCATTTATAACAGATATGAATAAAGTGCCCTTGGTGACTGTGTATACTGTTTTTAAGGATTACCCTATTAAGTGGCTTCAAAATGCTATTGCGAGTTTGCAAGAACAAACATTTACTGATTACGAATTTATACTAATCGATTATGGTAGCAAGCAGATACACCAGTATTTAAAAGAAGTAAATAACGAAGAAAAAGTAAGAACCTTTTTTACCGATGAGCTGAACTTCATAGACAGCATCAACCTAGCTATAAAGAAAGCGAGAGGTAAGTATATTCTTAGGTTGGATGCCGACGATATGTTAATGCCGGATGCTTTAGAGAAGATGGTTAACTACCTGACGGAGCACAATTTCTACAGCGCTGTTATCCCGAATTTCGACGCTTTAACAGATAAACTGCTCATACACAATGTACCTGGTGATAAAGACAACATTATGTCTTGTGCTCTTATCGAGAAAAAAAAGTACAGTTTCGTTAAATTTAAAGAAACACAGTCTTTCAGAGATGGGACTACTTTACTTAAAAGTTTCAAAGAATACGGATTTAAAACAGGATATCTAGCGGAGCCTTTGTTTATTTACAGAGTACACGACAGAAGTTTAACGCACGACCCCAGTCGCCGCGGGCTAATAAAAGAAACGGATGCCGCAATAAATGACAAATAAAATAATAGATATACTGATGGCGGATTTAGATTTAACAGGATTGCGCCTAAGCGCCATGACTAATGTAGAGATGCTGGAGCTGTTTAAACACGACTTCCTAGTTATAAATGACTATGTGCCCTCGAATCAATTTGATAAAACTCAGATATTTCAGTACAGTAAATGTTTCATCGACGATTTTAAGAGAAGAGTATCCAAAGACTCACTGGGTCAAATCGTTGACTTTGCACAAATGATACAACAGTTAATGAAAAACGACGCTACTATAATAGACAGCTACTATACCAGAACTTTATTAAGGCTATACAGTTATGCAGTGGCCCAGCTTCGTAAAAGTGAAATCCCAGATGCGATGCTGACAAAGGATTTTCTATAAAATGGCATTGCTTAAAATATTATCAAGCGGTGAGGAAAATAATACACTTACCGCGGCAATGCTGACTGAGAATTTTTTTGTATCCCTCGGCGAGTTAATGAGATGCTCACATGACTCAGACATGACGAAGGAAATAGAAGAAAACGACAATATAGTATTTATGAAAGTGGAGGGTAATCAATGGAAATTATAGCAGGTCCGTGTAGTTTTGAATCGTATAAACAAACAAAAGATACAGTAAAATTTTTAACAGAACTAGGTATAAAATACATAAGGGGAGGGGCTCTAAAGTACAGGTCTATGCCGAAAGATTATCAAGGTACGCCAGCTGTATATAGGTGGATTGCAGATTTAAAAAAGGAATATTACTTTGAATTTGTTAATGAAATGTATGATTCTGAATCCGATTATAGACAAGATGTTGATATGATACAGGTAGGTAGCAGAAATCAAATGAATACTCATCTTTTAAAAGGATTAAACGGAATTGATAAACCGATACTATTAAAACGACATTATGCATCTAGTATAAGTTCTTTTCTTGACCACGCTTCTTATTTAGATGAGTCAGAAGTAATATTGTGTCTCAGAGGTATAATGGGGTTATGGCCCCAAGAGCAGCGCTTTATGCCTGACGTTACAGACATCGCCAGACTAAGAGAATTAATGCACCAAAGAGGGCTTTTTAATAAGCGCGTAGATGTTTTAAAAGTAAAAGATATTAAATTAAAACATAAAATATGCTACGACGTAAGTCATTCTGCGTGCGATAGTAAATACGTTAAGAATTTAATCAAATGCGCTAAAGTTTATGAACCTGATTACCTAATGATTGAAGTACACAATCGTCCGAAGAAAGCGCTATCAGATGCTCAGCAACAAATAAATTTCGCGACCTTTGAGTCTTGGGTTAACGAAGGTCTTTTCGAAACAAATAAGAAGGAGTAAATATGTTAAACAAATTAGAGCCAATTAATAAAACGATAGAAGTTACTATGATGTACGATAAAAGCAGAGTAGAAATAGAATGTCCCTTATGTCACAAAGAGGAGTGGGAGTTCCTAGACCATATCAGAAAACCAATAGTAGATAATCATCTATGTATTTGCAGAAATTGCGGGTTCATTAGTTATAATCCACAGCTGAAAGATATTCAAGAGTGGTATAACAAAGAGGTACGCTCCCAAGACCTGGCTTTTCTTAATACTAAATTTAGTAAACTTGAGATGCATAAGAAAATGATAGGTGCTTATATGGCTGATAATATAGATAAAGGCAATACCTATAATAACGCATTAGATTTCGGATGCAGTGATGGTTATCTATTGAAGTATCTACGTGACGAAAATTTAATAAAAACAGCAAAAGGAATAGAACTTAACCCGGGACATGCCAACTGGGCAAGGCATATTTATGATTTAGATATCTCATCCAGTGATGATACCTCTGTGTATAAGGACGGTAGCTTCGATTTAATCGTGTGTTACCATGTACTTGAGCATATCCAACAGCCAGATTTACTTCTCAAGGAATTCAACAGAATTCTGTCGGATACGGGGATTCTATACATAGGATTGCCTACTATAGATAGACTAGATTACACTACGCGCTATGATTTATTCAAAGATGAGCATATTAACATGTTTTCAGACAACACCCTTCGATATTTTTTAGCAGTAAATGGCTTTGAATCTGTATTTGAAAATAATTATTTATATGGCACCGCTATTATATTTAAGAAAACAAAAACAAAAGCACCTAAAATGTCCTGCTACGATGAAAATATTGAGTTACTTGACCGCATAAACGCCTGTTATACGTTAAGAGATAGAGCAGATAAGTGTACAGCTACAGGTGATGTCGGAGGTACAAAAAAGAATTTAGTCGAAGCATTGAAGAATTACAACAACTTTCCAGAATTGATTATTAAGTATTCCAGCTTAAATGACGCTATCGATGAACAAGACATTCTTGAAGAGTATATTAAATTCAAACCTCACTTCTGGGAGCTCCACACAGCTCTCGGGCTCAGCTTATTTAGAGAAGGTAATTTTGATAAAGCGGAAGAATCACTCTTAAAAGCTACCGAGCTAAAGGGGAAAAATGCTATGTGCCTGATTCACCTGGGTCAAATAAAGTATTATCAAAAAGATTTTATTGGAGCTATCGAGTATCTACGGGAATGCTGGAAAATGGAACCTTACAATCAAAGTGCTTTTGAATTGCTTGCTACTATATTGGCTAAAATGTAATATGGCTGATTTCACTTATATTACGGAGCCATATAAGCATCAGGCTGAGGCGCTTGAGCTCTACAAAGACAGAGATTCTTTAGCCTTATTCTGGGAAATGGGAACAGGTAAGACCAAAGCTACTATAGACCTTATGCGATATAAGTCATACGGTCTCGGACACCCTTGCAGAGCCCTGGTAGTGGCCCCTAATATTGCGCTACAAAACTGGGTTAATGAAATTGAGATGCACAGCAAACTAAAGGGAATAGTATTGCAAGGCACTAAAGCTAAGCGACTCCGCAACTTGGCAAATGAAGACTTCTCTATTAAAGTAATAAATTACGAGGGACTAAAAACTATACAAAAAGAGTTATCCGCGACGCCATTCGACTGCCTAGTTATAGATGAGAGCCAACGCGTTAAGAATAGCAAGGCTATTAGAACTAGGATATTGACTCATATGTCGAAGAAGATAGATATCAGGTACTTATTGTCTGGAACACCGGTCCTTAACAATTCGTTAGATATATTTAGCCAATACTTAATACTTGATAGAGGTGAAATCTTTGGGTCGAGTTTTTATGCGTTCCGGAATAAATACTTCGAAGATAAGAACGCAGGAAGAGCTGGTACAAGATATTACTTTCCTAACTTTGCACCGAAACCAGATACTACTAAATTATTAAATAAACTTATAATGCAGAAGGCGGATAGGCGTAAAAAAGAGGAATGCCTAGATTTACCACCAAAGGTTTATCAAACATTACAAATCCCTATGGAGCCTGAGCAGCAGAAGGCGTATAATGAGATGAAGAAAGAACTGATTACTTTCTTCCAAGAACACCCAGTAACTGCGTCTACGGCTGTAGTCAAACTAGTGCGCTTGAACCAGATTGCATCAGGGTACGTAGGTTCCGAAAATGCAGGCGAGATAGCTTTTAAACGTAATCCTAAGATAGAAGCCTTAAAAGAAATACTGGCAGATATAGCACAAGACCATAAAGTTATCATCTGGGCGATATTTAGAAACAATATTAAAGCCTTAGAAAAGGCGCTGCAAGAATATAATCCATCAGTTATATACGGAGACACAAAGGATAAAGTTGCTGAGCAAGATAAATTTAGGAAAGACCCAACGTGCAGAATATGTATAGCTAATCCTCAATCTGCGGGCCTTGCAATTAATCTCGTAGAAGCTGATTATACTATTTATTTCAGCCATAGCTTTAACCTAGAGCACAGATTACAGAGTGAAGATAGAAATCACAGAGGAGGCTCAGAAATCCACGAAAAAATAACTTACATCGATTTAGTGAGCGCAGGCTCAGTTGACGAGGTTATTTTAAAAGCATTGAAAAGTAAAGAGAACCTCGCAAAAACGATAATTGAAAGACTTCCTGAGATTCTGTGATATCCATTAAAAAATCGAAATATATATATATCTTGATATTCTTATGTATTTGCTATATTATTATAATATAACATGAGGAGGTGAGAAAATGAGGAAAATGACAAGACTCGCAGAAAAATTAGCTAAGCTACGCTTGCGTAAGGAAAAAGCTAAAGCTACGGCAGACGCGATAGATACTCAGATAGAGGAAACTCAAGAACGCATGATTCAAGATATGCTTAACAACAATCTACAGAGTTTTAATTTAGTAGGAGTTGGTACTATATTCCTATCAAAATCAGACTATCCATCAATCGAGGATGTGAGCGTCTTCTATAAGTATCTAAGGGATACGAAGCAAGGCGATATTATCAAAGAGACAGTCCACTCTCAAACTTTAAGAGGATGGTGGAATGGCCAAGAAGAGAAACCTGTAGCTGCAGCAATAGGCTTAGGTGTTTATAGTAAGATGCAAGTATCAATCAGAAAATAAGGAGGAAAGAAAATGGCAAAAGAAAAAACATTAGAAGATATCATGAAAGAAGACGCAGGCCTGGGACTTGAAGCATACGACCCAGCAGAAGAAAATAGAATCGGATTCATTAAGATAGTTCAAAAACTATCAAAGGAGTTTGATTTAGGAAAAGGAGTAGGTTCCTTAATCAATGGAGCTACAAAACAGACATTAGCTGAAGAGGGAGATGTGTTTAAATTCATTCCACTATACTATTTCAAGGATTACAGTATATGGGACAAAAAGAAATTTACGCTTATTAAAAGGTCATTAAATAAGGCAGATTTTACAGACGAAGAATTAGCATGGCACGACAGAGTTCCGCCAACAGCTCAAGAAAGTTTGAACTTCGTAGTTCTAAATGCGGCTGACCCGACAATACCTATGATACTATCGTTCACACGTACGAATGTAAAACAAGGTCAGGAATTTAGAATCTTATTATCTGATAAGATGACTACTGAGAATATCCCTACTTTCGGAGGCATCTATTCAATTAGGACTGTGGAAGAAAAGAACGCCAGTGGTAAATGGTCTACTTTTGCATCTGCTAAGTTCGTAGAAAAAGTAACTGATGTTGAGCTGTATACTAAGTTAAGAGGTTATCATAAAGAAATTTCTGCTATCAATTTTAACGTATTACTTGGTGGAGGCTCAGAGGCCTCTAAGGCAATACCTGAAGCAACTGCTACTATTGATTCAGACGCTAAATACTAGAGAGTAAAAAGATATCCCCAGAGTCAAGAGGAGTAGAGCCTCTGGGGATATGTAGTAAAAGTGATTATTTAAAGTTTGATTCCTTTTAGCCCTTTATCCCAGCCCTTATCGAAATCATCCCCAGCAACATTTAAATCTGTTGCTATCTTATTCCTTAACTTAATATCTTTAATTTTTTTTAACATATTATAATACACGAATAAACCTAGCTTGTTACCTACTGGTGCTCCACCTTCTTGAATTGCTTTACTTATTCCAGACTTAATCCATAGCCATACCCATATACCTCCTGTAAACAAACCGATTATGCTTGCTCCTATAGTAGTTACCATTTCGTTACCTATTAAATTCATGAAAATTTCCATTTTTTACCTCCTTCTTCCTTGGCTAGCGCCCCGTATAGGCTTAGAGTCACCTTTTTTTCCGACTCGTGGCGTTCCACCACAACTTCCTTTTTTAGCTGTCATTTTTTATCTCCTTTACATACATCTCAAAACCAAAATAATATCTCATCAAATCTTGCATAGAGCCTAGAAACTGCTGCGCCTCTTTCCACACGCAGTACTCTACATCTTTTCCGTTTTCTCGCATAAACCACTCTCGGTCATCTTTCGTTATAACTATCTTGTAACTCATTTATATCAACTACTTTCACGCCCGTTTTAGGGCTATATAGTAATATCTTACCTGAAGTTACTGCTCCTCTCTTGGTTGGATTATCGATATCGTCCATGACGTCCAGGTGCACCCAGTTGATATCTATCTCAAGACATTTAATGTGTTCAAACTTATTAATATTATCTATTATGAATTGCCTTACCTCAGCCGCCGGAATCATTTTACCATCCTTATAGCAATCGAAATCTAGAGCCATGCCTTTATAATGAGCCCCTTGCTTAGCACCAGTAGTAGAGGTAGATAGTCTATATCCTCTTTGACTCCATCTGCCAAACTTACCGCTTCTGAAACCCCACGTGTTAGCTATAATAGTCCAACCTGTTAATTTCTTTAAGGTATCCATAGTAAGCAGTATTCTAATATCGAAGAGCTTCCACGCTTCCTCTCCTAGAAAATCATATGTTTCTTTATCTACCCATTCCTTTATCCCAAACCCATCTGGCGTAAATCTTTTTCCGTACATCTAATTACTCCCTTATTCCTGAGTCTGAGCGAAACATTACACGCTCTAACGCGTCGATATCATCTTGATTCATCTCGATTTTCGCTTCATTTTTAATAACGATATCTTTAATCTCGAATACTGTTGTAGCTACCTGCATAAACCAGAACAAATAACCTGTAAGAATCACGGTGCATAAAGTGCCAACAAGCCCCCACATTATTTTAGCCCATTTAGAGCGCTCTTTTAAATAGAAGTCTGATTTATCAAAAAAAGTCCCTGTTTTTGGAGGTGCGTGTGTATACGTACAAGCATCACATTTCTTTTTTATTTGTTTCAGGTCGAAATAAATACCGTCTACAATACTCTGCTGAATCCCAATCAGCTCATCCAAAAATATTTCTATCTCTAATCTAAGTTCCTTTTCAGGAACCTTATCAGATAAAAATTTCAAGACAGCTCCTTTAAGTTTATCTCTTTCTACTTGTAGCAATGTTGGCAATGGTACCATTGTTATTTCCCCCTTTGGTTATTTTTTTTTATCAATATCATCTTAATTTCCAAAAAACAAGATATATACTCTTGCTGCGCCATAAGCTCCTCCATTACTAGTAACCGATGTTCTAAATGAAGATGTCGTTTTATATGCCGCGTTCCTATATGGATTTATATTAATATCACTATTTGCCGCGTCAGTTGCTAAATCATAAACTCCACCACCTGCAATTAGATATTCAGCGTCAGTCATATCTGTATCAAATGAAAAAGAAAAGCTCCCGGTAGCATTGTCAATAAGTGAACTACAGTTGAAATCATCAATTATTTCAGCTGTGGCAGTTGCTTTAAAATTAATCCAAGCTCTACAAGCTCCATCAACTAAATCACCAGTGTCTATTGTTTTTGTTCCGGCTACGTTAGATATTGCTTCAGCTTTTACTCCACCCATTACATCTCCTCAATAATTGCTTTCAATTCATGTACATCCGCAGCACCATCTATATCTGTTTGAAACAAATCGTATTTAGCTCTTACTAAAACTCTTCCAGCTTCTACAGCTACTTCATCAGTACCTGGTAGTTTCTTCATTATTTGCTCATCTAACGGTTCAAACTCCTTAGCTCTTGCAACTCGTCTTAAAACATGAGTATGTTCCTTTGCTTTATCTAAATCAATTCCTACCGTTTTACCGTCTTTCTTCCAAGCGTTTCTGAAGATTCTATCATTTGGTATTATTGATGTATCAACTATCTCAAACGCTTTCCCTAAAGGAACGTCTTTCTTTGCTATTTCTTCTATACTTAACTTACAGTTAGGTGATGGTATTAATACACTTACCCCACCTTCATCATTTTCAAATATTACTCTTTGCATTTTTTCCTCCTTTTTAACTTCCAAATACTGCTACGTGTGCTTCAAGGCAATCAGCAGGAATGGTATTGTAACTACCTGCAAACAATGCAAATGCTGATGTAGTCTGTGCTACGTTCCATCTAAGCATTATATTATTTAAGTATGAACTAGTGGGTTTTGAAGTACCTACAACACAATAATCTGCATCGTTCATGTTACTTGTAAAATTTACTGTATATAATCCATTACCATCGTCTGTAATACTTGATACGTTAAACTCATCATCAATAGCAGGGGTTCCTGCCGTTATTGTAAAACTGGCCCAGGCTCTGCATTGCGAAGACCCCAAGTTAGAAACAGATATATCACTACCGCTATCGGCTGCATTATTTAAAGTGTTTACATTTAATTGACTCATTATTTCTCCTTTAATATCCAGTTATTTCTTTTGCCGTAAGTGTTGATATAGGTACACCATTATAAATAGCAATACTATCAGTATAATTTTGGGTTCTATTTAAATATATGTTTGTAGCTTGACTTATATATTGGACTTTATATGTTACTGATGAACTTGTTGCTGGAGCATCTAAAAATTCAAACGAGTTACTTACTGATACATTCGCATCACCAGTTGTGTTTGCTCTAGTAGAAAAGCCAATCCTGCTACCAGTTGGAATCCCTACCCCAACAGTTGTACTCCCTCTTACAAGTCTAAATGCTACTGAAGCAGAAGTTGATGTGTGCATCCATAAAACCCATGTTATTAATACTTTATTTGTTGAATCTTGAGGAGTTAACGCTACGCTAAATCCCGGAACATCAGTCCACGTGTTAATAGTGCATGTAAAAGTTGATGGGTCATCTAATACTGTTTGTTCTATACCTACCATAATTTTTGAACTTCCTGCAATTTTAACCATTATTCATTCCTCCTATACTATTACCCATGTAGCGCCAACAGCTACTGTTATTGTATCACCTGTTGCTATCGTGAATGGCCCTGCTGTCATTGCGTTTCGCGTAGCAGCTACAGTATATGTATAACTGCTTCCGGGTGTGGTCTGCGCGTTTTCATAGAATATATCATCTATTGAACCACTACCTATAGCGTCTATGTATGTTTTTACTGCTTTTTCAGTTGGTAAAGCAGCATCTGAATCCCCCGCTAATGTACCGTCGGTCGATATCTCAGTAGCAGAATTTCCTCCGAGGTTTAAAAAACCCGACAATGTCAAGTTTGTCCACGATGCTGTACCGTCAAGTAAAGCCTCGAAGTTCTCCATTATCTTATTCTTACCTATAAAAGTATCGTTTCTTAATTCATGCCATGTCATTTTCTACTAATGCTCCTTTCGTTAACGTATTCTCAGTATTGAACCAAGCGCTGGGTGAGAAACAGAAGCGCTGGCAATTTCTATTCCTACAGCGCTTGACGCTACTATGGTCCAAGAGCCCCCACTAACTGTTGTATACGTCTCAACATCACCCGCTGTTCTTAAATACGCAAACCCAAAAACATGCCATGTTGCACCGGCGCTAGACACGACATTTACTTGATAAATTTCACCAATAGTCATATCTGCAATAGGTAGGACTACTAGATTAGCCGCTGGTGTTGGAGTTCCGCTAATAAGCGTATGATACACAGGTCCTGTGAAGGGCTGCGTACCCTCTACCATAGCCTCGAAGTTCGCCATTATTTTATTTTTTCTTATAAAAGTATCATCTCTTAAATCGTACCATGCCATTTTACTATACCTCCTCTATACTTCTCTTAACGTATACTGCGTGCTCTGGTCTCTCCAGGAATGCCTATATGCTATTACCCAGAAATCTTTAGAATCCCAGTCTATATTACCTATACTGCTGCCTACGTCGTCACTGTCGTAGTCTGTTCCTTCATATACTGCTGGATTATCCGAATCAGGACGCCAATTGATAGTTACCTTATCAAATAATTCTAAATCTCCTTCTAGAAATTCTGTTTTTATAGATATGCGCTCCTTAGGTTGGGCTTTTTCTTCGAGAAATGCGTCCGCTATATCGTAGATATAGTCTATATCATCTTGGAGGTATGGTGTCGTATTAAGCGAGTATGTCTTTTTACCATACTCATAAGCCGACGAAGTATCCTCGCGTACCAAGTAGTTATAAACTAGAGTATTGGTTGATAGTTCGAAGTTGACGTGCTGTACAGTCTCCTGCATCACTTGCGCGGGTATAGGTATAGCGAAATCTTGGGTGCCGAAATATCCTTTATATTTTTCTAACGATGTTAACGAGAACAAAGTCAAGGTAGCAGCTGTGGTGTGTCTTAGGCTGAAGAAGCCCAGCGCGTATCCTGACAGCTCTTCTGTGTTTAATTGTGCGCTCACATCTATGTAGCTAGTGGTGCCTGTAGCGTCTATCGTATATGTTAAGAACGGCTGTGTATCAAATAATGTAGCTAACTCCGTATCGTTCCGGAATCCATGTATAGTATTGTCTAACATCGTATTATCATTATAAAACCCAACATAACTGTACATAGTGGTGTCGCTTGGATATGTGAAGGCAAAACTCGATTTATATAAACTGTAGGCGGTCAGGGTAATATTACTATAAGTAACTCTGTTTCTGACTTTGGATATGCCATCGTCGTAGCTTGTTATAGCTAGGATATTATTGTTGCTGCCGTAATTATAAAAATTATGCGTTCCGTAGGGCTCATATTCTATATTATTGCTGAGCCGGTACGCTATATCTTTATAATCCGCGATAGCTCCGATGGTTGGACTTGATATTTTTAATGTATCAAATTCTATATCTATATTATTGAAAGTAGAAAATAATTTAAGGCCTGCTGTAGCTAAAGCATTATTGAGGACGGAACCAGGATATTCATCCGAAACATAAGTCCAATCTGAAACATATTTTCCATTTAATATGAATCTTCTTTTATTCTCTGCTGAATCAAATTCACTCGCAAAATAATAGGTTAATCCTGTTCTCAAATATAAAGGGAACTCTGTATCGTACACACTGCTGGTTAATATATCACTGGTGGCGCCAAAGCCGAAGGGGGGATCAGCTCCAATAATGCCGTTTAAATCGTAATAGCCAAAACCGTCTCTTGTTAAATTTATAAAATGATTATCGCCTGCCGTGGTTTTATTATACATACTAAATAGAGCTGTATCTGCCCCAAAATTTTGCCTAAGAATAGTTGAAGACGTTATTTCTACAGTCGCCTGGCTATTATAAACAGAAGCAGGTAATGATAAAACTAGTCCGATAGAACCCCGCTCTTTGTAGTAATAGGCCGGAAACGCCGATATGTTGTTTATTTTAAATACCATCTCAAAATTCTTCTGCGATGTCGTTAAAGCTATATCAAAAATGTTATCTTTATCCGAATAGAACTTTCTACTATTGTCTGAAGACAGCCCGCTACAGAGGGTGTTTGGTACAGTAGTTGTTCCTGAATATGCTATGCTAATATCAGTAGCTCCCATCGCGTCGATTATGTTCGAAGTGGTAGTGTTCTCATCGAAATTGTAATAATTTATAGCTCCTGCGGTTGGTATTAATATAGATGAAGAAGTATCTGTTACATAAGGACTGTCAAAATAAGTCATAAATATACTGCCATTTCTACTCATACCGAATAAGCTGTCAGTATCGTTAGCTACTTGCTCCATGATGTCGTACAGGTTACTAGTTTGTGCGTTGGTGTCTACTAGGTAGGGGTTATATCTTGGGGCGTTATATTTACAGTCTAGCCCGGACGCTTTAATCAGTGTATTTGAAATACTGAGGTAATCAGTCACAGCTACAACAGAGTTGGGTAAGTATTCACTGACAAGAACTTCTTTTAAATCTTCTATGAAACTCCTAACTCCTACAACAGCGCCATTGCTGTTCACGTTGTAGCGCATATTATCCCCTATGATTTTGCCTGTGAAGTTAGGGTCTTCTCTATAGTACGTATTTCCGTCTAACTTAAACCCGAAAGATATTTTTATTTTAGATTCATCTATATAATATTCCGTAGCTGCATCGTACCAAAGCGATTGCGCGCTGTCTCTTCTATTAAATTTTCTACTACTATTATCAAAAGTAAGACTTATATAATCTGACCTGACCACTCCGCTTAGATACTCTGTGTCATCTACTCCGGCTGATAAATCACCTATGCCGTCTAAGGTAAGATACTCAGTTATGTCTTGCCAATCCGCATCGTATGTATTAACTCCTGCAACTACGTAACGTCTCTTCAGCTCAACCATAGCGGTGGGTATAATTCCTTCTACTTTCATTAATGAAAGAAAAGTTGCTTTATCTAATGTCCCGCTCGCTCCGAAATCGGGGTATTGATTATCTATATCTGGAAGCCCATTCTGTGCTAAATGTGCCATTTTTCCCCTCCTCTATTTATTGCATCTCTTCGATTGTATACTGTACCTTTATAATATTAGTTAAATTTCTACTCGAGAACTCATACACGGTTTCAGGCGTAGTAATTTTACACTTAAACACATGTTGCGGTAACCAAGTATACATATTGACGTCAGACCCATTAGCATTGGGCCAGAACAAAAAAGACGTCTTTCTGCGCGCAAGTTCACTTACGAACTTTAAATCAGTACTCACCGCAGGGTCGACGTCTCCAATTAAATGGTCCCAAGCTATCTTTGCTGTGAAGTAATTACCTGAAGTTGAATAAACTGACCTACCTCCGTACAGTCTTTTAAAATTACTAAGGTCTACCATAGCTGGTACATATTTGCTTGGATTATAATTAAGGGTGAATTTCTCCTTTGTCATTATCATCTCACCGATATATGCTACATCATTATCTTGGGTGCCATCGAAAGTGACACCCATACCGTAGCAATCTACTGTACTAGATAAAGCACTATACGTAGTGCTCAGCGTATTATTAGTGTACGTAGTACTTGTATACCACGTAGTCCCTGTGTTTAAAACTATGCTGAAGTTGCTCAGGTTATGCTCACATATAAAGAAATTAGAGCAAGTATAGTAATCAGTAGTAGTAAGATACATAGCTCCGACAGCCGCCGAAAAATCCATAGTAGGAACCGCTCTGTTATCAATAACATTGCCAACGGTTGCAGACAATACCGAAGTACCTGTATAACTAGAGTAATACTCCAAGTAATTAATATCAAAAAACATCATATTATTTAGTGTCATAGTCTTCCCTGCTTTCTTAGCTTCTCTTTATTATTTTCGAACTTCTGCGTCATTAAGTCGAATTGGTCGCCTTCAATTACCATCGTGTTATGGATGACAGTCTCTCCACCAATCCCGCTGCCGAGCGCCTCTCTCAGTAGGTCCTTTGAGCTTTCGTTCTCAAGAGGGATAACCGCCTCTTTCTTGTTCTTTTCACCCATTCTATAGATACCTTCACCTGCGACGATTCCGCCTGTCTCTAATCCCTGAATAGTCGATATCCCGGTAGTAAACGCAGCGGCTGAAACACCCGCCTGTACTCCAAGCACTGCTGCTCCAAGATAATTCTTTGAGCCTATTGCCTTTGCTATTTGGCCTGCGAACCATGCAGCCGACTTAGCAGCTTCTGCCAATAGATAGTCGGTAGCCATCTTCTTGTACAGGTTCTTCATTATCTCAGCGTCCTCTTCCTTAGCCTTTCTTGTTTTAGCATCGTTATCTTCTATCATCCTTTGCTTTTTTATTTCCAAAGCTTCTATACTTTCCTGATATCTTTTGTTAGCTGATATTCTTTGGGTTAGGGTGCCAACTTCTGCTTGGGCGTAATCTCGGTCAATATCTTCACGCGCCCGGGCGAGGTCTGTCTCCATATCCTCACGCATTTCCTTAGCTTCTTTATCTATATCTATTTTACCTTGCACTACGTCCATGTATGCTTCGAGACTATCTACTGCTATGTCGCCTATTATATCATAGAACTCTTTTTCTCTTTTTATTTCTAACTTACGCTTCTGATTAAGTATATCCGCCCTATCATCATCATAGAGCTCAAGGTTCCCCATATACTTATCGTATATTGCAATTTTTTTATCTGCGTTATCGCCTACCTCCGTTAGCTCGGCGCGCATATCATCTTTGATTTCTTTTATGCGAGCGTCTCTATATCCTTTTTCTTTACCGAGATACTTAACTTTTAAATCACTGACTTGTTTCTCGGTCAGCCCATCTACTATTTTTAAATCTAATAATTCTTTCCGAGACATCTTTTCAGCACCTAGCAGCTCTACTATCAATGCTTGCTCTGCTAATACCCTGGCGGAGCCCTCACCCGCTAATGCCGCCATCTTCTCCTGCATAATATCAATAGGAGTTACTTTACCTCTTCCGGATTTAGCAGAAGCTAGCTTCAGCATTTTTTCCATCGCATCTTGTTGCTTCTTAGCCTCATCCTCAGCGACTTGGGCTAGGATTGCTGCTTCACCGCCTCTTTTCTTTATCTCAGCTTCCCATATTCTAAGAGCTGTCCCTGGTTTTACACCTGTTCCGCTTACCGAAGCTGTTATGTCTAATTGCTTCAGCATTAATAAATCAGTTCCTCCAGTTTGCGACATAGCACGTGCGTAAGCATCATCGGCACTTTCTCCAGAACCTCTACTCAAAGCTCTCGACTTGAGAGCTGGTAAAATATCTTCTTTGGTTCGTTTAAATTCAGTCATGGCTGCTCGAGCAGTACCTATTAGTTTATTTAACATAGACATAGCTGGACTCAGAATCCAAAGTAAATTATCTCCTAAAGTAGCACCTATAATTAAAACGTTATCTTTTAACTCGGACCATTGCCCAAGGAAGGTTTTGTTTTGACGGTCCATCATATTATAGAAACGGCCGCCTTCTTCAGACATGCCTTTAAATGCTTCCATTACAGACCCGAAGCCTATTTCACCGCGTTCAACCATCTTCTTAATCTCAGCTTCGGTTTTATTAAGAGCTGACGCAAGAGCTTTCGTCATAGGTACCCCTGCTATATTAAAATCCCTTAATTCCCTTCCGGTTAAATATGTTTGTGTTTTTACCTGGCCTAAGTTAAGAATTAATCGCTCAACTGGGACTGATAGACCTGAGGCGACATCACCTACTGCTTTCAAAGTAGGTATTAGTTGGTCTGCTTCAAATCCAACAGCAAGTAGCTGTTTTGCAGATGCCATAATCCCTGGGATTTGGAAAGGTGTTTTAGCTGCAAAGTCAACTAGGTCCTTAACTGCGTCTCTGGCTCTTTCGGCGCTGCCAAGCATGACCTCGAAAGATAAACTCCATTGTTCAAACTTAGCCGCGATGCCTACTGTACCTGCTATTGCTTTTTTAAGTAACTCTATGGCTAGGCGCATGGCTCCTATCGCGTCTACTACTGGTATGATGCCTGCTTTACCGAGTTTCTTAAACGCACCCGAAAGCTTATTGACACTCTTAGTACCTTCATCTAATTTCTTGGTCGTCTTATTTAAGTTATTAACTGTCTTATCAAATGTGTTAGTAACATCGACTACCTTACCTAATGTCGCGGTATATTTATCTTCGGCTGATATTTCTATTCCGTATTGTATATCAGACACTGTTTAATTCCTTATATATTTGTTTGAATGTTTCTATATCATTCTGCAGCAATACTATTTGTAAGATTCTGAGTATCTGTTTGTAAGTAATTGTCTTTTTAAGATACTCCATAAGTACTACTATGTCCTCACCTGGTCTTAGGAAAAGGTAAGTAAGGGCGGGGTAGAAGCTCTCCTGTTTTATCATCTCATCCAGCGTAACGGCATCTTTATTTAAAAGTATAAGCTGCATCATCTTACTTATTTGCCAATGTCGCAAAGGCCTTAGCGTATATACGCGCTCTCCAGCTATCGCTATTAGCGGCTTTGTATATTTCTCTGCAGTAGTCAGTTCTTCGGCTTTAAAGTTTTCTTTTACAATTTTATCTGTTCTTTTTATAAGATACTTAAGTCTGAGTATAAACCAGATAACAAATATTCCTACTCCTATGAAAATGCTCCCTAAAATATTTAATATCATCTTAAATTACCTGCTCCCTTTGTTATTTTGTCATTTGCTTCTTGTTCCCGAGTATATCTATTTTCTATTAACTGGAGGTACAAATTAACCTGCAGTACTGTCATTTCTCTTATCTCGGCCAGTGTCCAGCTGTATTCTTTTCCAAATATATCAAGCCATGTATAAAACATATGCTCTTCTATTTTTTGGACTGAGCTATTTTTTTTTTACCCCCTAATAATCCGAATGCTTTTAACGCTCTATCGATGTCGTTTTGAATCTGTATTACTTCTAATACTCTCGTTATTTGGTCTAAGGTGGCGTGTTTCCTAAGGTACTCGTATTCCTTATGAGTGCCTTCATACTGCTTTACCTCTGTTTCCTCGGCGGAGTGATTACTAAAGTATAGAATCAGCGCAATAGCTTTGAAATACTCATCCTCTAGAACCTCCATTGAGTCTCCGATGGCAGAAGACATGTCGTCGAACTGCATTCCATTTTCGGATAGCTTCTGGAGCATCTTTGAAAATAAAATACATAATCTTGTGTACTGTCTATATTTGAGCGGTTTTAATAAATAGAATCTATCCCCTACGAACACTTCGCGGGGAGTTTCATCAATAATAGACAGTTTATCATCTTCTTTGAAACCTTGTAGGTAGTCTCTTATTTGTAAATCTCTTTTTTTAATCTTACGTTTCCGCAACTTAAAAAAGGCTCTACGTACCGCGCTTCCTCCGAAAAAAACTGAAAAGCAAAACAGTACAACTAATAAACTACCTATAAGTATCAACATAATTAATAAGTACCAATAGTATTCGCGTCGGTAACTACTGTAATCAACATTGTAGTGGTACTGGCATCGCTAAAAATACTTCTAATAGGGTAGGATGCTTTGATTAACTCTGAAGGCCCTCCAACATTAGCGGTAGTTCCATTAAAATAACAGTTAAACGATTCAAATTGAATTGAATGTGTGTGTGTACTTGCAATCGTGTCACCACTATCAAATAAGGCGTATACATAACTTGTTGTTCCATTTAAGAATCTATTATATAGAGTTGTGTCATCAAACTGAGCACTAACATCGTATGTAACATCTTGCATTCCGGGAGTAAGTCCCTGTAAAGATGCACTTCCAATTCCTCTTGATTCTACAAAGTTATTACTAAGCGAACATGACCAAGAATCAACTACGGGTGCTGTTGCTGATGCGCTAGCATCTCCTATTTTGACTGAGCCGCCGACGAATGTATAAGGATTCAACGTTCTGTAGCTGGCTGTTCCGATAGTAGCCGCTGCTGCTTCATCTTTGGCAAGAATATCTACATCACACTTAAGAATATCATTAACACCACAGCTGAATTTAATTGAATTAAAAGCGCTTCCAGTATAGTTGAATGATGTACTTGTATCACTTGTATCTCTACACGCTCTGAATGTCATAGAAGTAAAGCTATTAATCCCTGCGATAAACTTATACTGATATACTCCTGCTGTCAAAGTGGTCATAGAATACGAATCTCCTATTGCGTTCTTCAAAAAACGAAGTACTGTTCCTGGAACAAGTGGAAAAGTTAATGAACCTCCTGCGCTGCTGTCAAGAGTAACTCTTTTTTTGTAGTGCTGCGTCCCATTTATTGCATCAACTAATTTCTCAGTAATGTCTTTTTTAAAACCCTCTGTATTATACTCAACAAAACCTGTAGGTGTAACTGCTGTTCCAAATGTTGTTTCCTCAGCATAACCTATATGACTCTTATACCCTATCTTCGCCATTGTCATCTACCTCCTTTTTTTCTACTTTCTTTGCTGCTTTCTTTTCTTTTACCACCTTAAAATGGCCCTGCCCTACTAAATCGTGGGCTTCCTTATCAGTAACTTCCATGACTTGCTCCTCCTCAGGGAGAGGCGCCATAGTACTGTAATTTAATAATGGAAAAGTAACACCCATTGGGCGATTCTTTAATGTTGGTATTTCCAACCCGTACTTCTTTATAAACTGTACTTTAACCATTTGTCATTACCTCCTTTCTTATTCTTGCTTGCTTCTGTATCTTTAGGATTCCAGACCCTGTTATATTAACAGTATCTATTCCTTTTTTATGCATCTGAGCCACAAACCCTAGTAACCATTTAGCGCTGAACTGCATGTTGTGGCTACATTGCACTATATTACCCGCTAAATCAATCATAGTGTAGTGGTTGTATAAACTCTTCTTTTTAATTTTTAAATTAAAATCTATAGGCTCTTCGCTCTGCTCCCCATAATAATCCCCCAATAGTGGAAAACTATAATTATAAGCAGCTAAATAAATTGCTCTATATCCTAAGATTAAGGCAGTCAACGCGTAAGCAGCATTTCCTACGTTGCTTCCAGCCGGAATTAAGTAAGTAGCTTTGTCTTTAAAATATTTACCAAAAATACGATGCGTCCTAATACTGTCTTTGTTTAAGTAAAAATATACTTTACCTTTACTCTTATTCCAATGCTCTGCCCATTTATAATTAGCAGTCGAAGCACTGAGTAAGGTAATGCGAGCACAAACTTCAGGAGCTATATCCCCATATTCTTCAAAACTGACTTGTGCATCACTTATCACACAGTACTTGGGAATTATTCCCATTACAAGACATGTCTTTAATGCTTTATCTATACAGATAACATCACACTCATAATGAAGTTTGCTACTCTTTATATCTCTGATATTCTCTTTCAACGATGTTCCGAAACTGAATATGATAGCTTTCTTGTTTTGACCTATTCCTGCTATATCATCTGCTTTCTCTGCAAAGGCAGCATTCTTTGAAGCATTTACATGCCATAGGTCGTGCCACCTCTCATAGGCGTGGTTCGATTGGGATTCTATTTCTGACTTACTTAGTAATTGCATTTTCCGAGCTCCTCTTCTTTTTAAATGCTTTTCAACAAACCTTTAACTTCCAAATTAATATTAGCTGCCATCTGAAATACGGATGATTCTCCTTTAAACTTGGCAACAAAATTTGTACTCTTAGGTAGTATATGTTCTACCTTGAAGCCGCCGCTTCTATACTTCCACAGCACTCTATTATACCTTAATATAGCTTCTATATTACTTACTAACTTCCATAAATTAACTTCAGCATCTGATAAACTGTGGTACAGCGCTTCTATTTTCATATCTAAGAATACTGTTCTATTATAATTAGTCCCTGTATTTGCACCAGGATACTCTCGCCTGTCAATTAGGCGTACATTTACTATGGGGTAATCTGGAAGCATTTCGGGATGTATATCGAGGTCAACTCGCCTGACGTGCTGAACTCTCTTACCCATTCCATCTGATAAATCATAAGGAGCAGTTACGCTGTTGGCAGTTGTTAACTCCGTAACAAAAGTATCTACAATGGCGTTATAATCACATATATACATTATGCAACCTCCGCATCATCTAAATAACATTTCACAGTTAAACTTGTTCGGGCAGCTTTAGTAAAAGCATCTTCATTGGCTACAAGCGCTTTAAATAAGAAATTCCCAAAAGAAGCTCCCATAAATTCTATGCTGAAACTTCCACCTGTTGTAAAAGTCGCTACTACTTTCATATCTTCTTCGTAGTTGCTTAACGTAGGATATTCTCTGAGTATTGCATCTATATTCCGCACAGCGGTCCACACTTCTTCTTCGCTGTTTGTAAATTTTTCTGAAACACAAATAATTCTAAATATGAACTCAATTTCTCTTCCCCTTCTATTGCCATTATAATCTACAATTGCTTCTCTCTTCGATTCTAATGAAACAGCGATAAGTGGATATTTTGGTTTAAACTCTGGTCTAATAAAGAGGTCATCCCTATTTATATACTGTATTCTTCTAGTTAACCCAAGCGATAAATCATAGCTCGACGTAGCTGTATTGTGGCTACTCAATATATCAACTATTCTATTAGTTATGTTGTTGTAGTCTATTTGCTGGGTCATTTCTTCTTAGCTCCTTCGAAAAAATAATTTAATGTGTTTATGAGTTTGCCTCTTCCTTCTTCGCTGATATATAGCCATTCTCTTTTTGGATATCCAGAAGTTGACTTAGCAAAGATAGGCCCTGTTCTTCCAATATGGAATACTAGGTGGCTTCCGTTCTTTGGTAGAATCTGTCCTTTTCCGTATTGGTGATATATCCCGTAATCTGCAGGAGTACCTACTAATACTTTATAATCAGATTCAACACTGTAAGATATAGCGCGCAGCTTACCTGTATCTACCAAGGTCTGTCCGTTTTCCATAGTCGCGCGTATCGATGGTTTCCATTTTATTTTTTTACTGTCTTCTTGCCTATCAAAGTTACGTTTAATGCTTGCCTCCGCAGATACACCAACAGCACTCATAAGCTTTTGTTTATCGGTCATAGCTCTTAATGTGCTTTTAAGCTTATCCAACACTCCTGCATCTTTATATCTGATACGAATTAGACTCACGACGCTGATTGTCTACCTGTATCTATAATATCAAGCAACCCACTAGACACCTTAGTGTTGTAGTCACTGTCCATATTAAAGATTGGAGGTATTCCTTCGAGATTTGATTCCATATTTATATTAAGGTCCATAGAAGCCACTGTCCCAGCGGAATATACTATTCTAATAGTGTCGTCTGCTAACATTTTTAACTTATTGTAAGCCGCCTCCCCCATACCTACTACCCAATTATTGACGTTTTGATTCTGCTGACTGTATAAATAATTAAGCAGCTCATACGCTGTTAAATCTTTTGTTATTTTAGCCAGAATGACTGGTACATTTGTTAATGAGGTAGGTACTATAGGCATGCTGTACCTTTTACTAATAAAACTATCGACTATCGACTCTGAGTCTTCAAGAAAGGTAGATACAATCTCCGTATCTACTACAGTGCTGCTCAGGCCATATATTCTAACGTCGTATATATCTGACGGCTCGATGTATCTACCCATTTAATCACGCCCCCGCTACTTTAGTCGTTTTCTTAGACCTTGAACGCTTTGCCGCAGGTACAGGTATTTTAACAATTTCTACTTCTGTTTTAACTTCAACAACTTCTGTTTCAACAACTGCTTCAACAATTTCTACTTCTGTTTTAACTGTTTTGAAAGCAGCGCCCTGTCTTTCAGCCGCATCTGCTGTTTCTTTTGCAGCTTCTGCTTTTTTAGCTTCTAGTTGAGCTACTCTATAGTTTTTAGCAACTCCTGCGCCTTTTGTTTTAGCGCCTTTTATCTCTACCGCGACACCCTTTTTAAGAAACTCAGGTACGCGTTTTTTTATCTCTTCAGGTAATTTAGTACTGTCATAAGTATTCCCTTTTAATAACCAAGCGTACTTATAACTTATTGCTACATCTCTTTTCATTTTTATTAACATTAAATTGCCTCCTCTATAATTGAGATTCGAGAGGCTAATATAGTACTAGCCTCTCGAAGTAATAACTGGTCTTTAAGCTACTGCGCCGAATATTGTATATCCGCAATTTGTTGAAACAATCTTATCATCATAATAAAGACCTGCTTCTACCCATACGCCATCTTCTTCCTTAACTTCCCATCTCTTAACCCTAACATTGCCTGTTTGCTTAACAAACTGATAACCAAAAGACATAGCTTTTTTAGCTGGTCTTGGATTAACGTAAGCTAAGTTAACATTTTTACCCCAAATAAAAGCAGTTGCTTCAGAGCTAATGCCCTCTGGAGTTGACATGTAGACTGCGCTTCCAACTAGAAGTTCGTCTAGGTCCATACAAGATGCCACCAAATCAGGACTTAACACACCTTTTTGTGTGTATTTTATTCTGTCAAGAATATCTGCATGGTTCTTTAGAACCGTCCATACTTCAAAACCGATAGTCGCTTTGTTTGGTCTCTTACCTACTGTCTGAATTACTGCTGCTGCGGCCGTTTCCATATTTACTAATGGAGTAGTCGTAGTAGTGTATCCCCACTTAGACGCTGTTGCTAATGAAGTGTACTGTGCAACCGATGCCGTAGCAAATACGGTAGCTGCAACCTGAGCTTCTTTGTTAACTAATAACTGTTCAGTAATATCTACAACCGCGTCTTGTTCTGGTTGTAATGGTGCATCTGCTTCATCAATTACTCTAAAAGGTACGATGTCGTACAATGCGTGTTCATCAATACTGTAAGTATCTGTGCTTAATTCTGGTGAATTGGTTCTATTTGGTTTAGTACCTGGAGCACGTTTGTCGTCTCCTGTTCTCCAGTTTCCTCTGTCAAAAGTAAAATACTTATCCGACTCTTTACTAACACGCAAAGGTGGAAGTACTTTATCTGCAATAAAAGTTGATTGGTCCTGCAAGTATCTTAGTGCGAAATCGCTTAACGGTGCGCTGACGTGAACATCTGATTTACTATATGCCATTTTCTATTTCCTCCTTATTTATGCTAGTATAGCGCCGCTATACATTGTTGGAAAGTACTCGACCTTAGTACCTGAGGCTGAGCCTCCTCTAATTGCTATTCCTAAAACGGTGTTGACAGTTAGTGTTCCTGCCGCGTCAATCAAATACCCTGTAGATGACTGAGCTACTAATCTTGCGCCAGCAGTTACTGCTGCGCCTGCTAAACCTACTTTTGTAGGCCAGAACAAATCAATACCTACTACCTCTCCTGCTCCTGTACATTTTTCTACGACTGTTCCAATTGGCATTGTTGTAGTAGTAGCTGCATCAATTACTGATACAGTATTACTTGCCGATACATATACCGACGTGTTTAGCACCGACATTGTAGCTGCTCCGAGGAACGTCGCGAAATTATTTCCGCCTCTATTGCCTATCATAATGTTTTCTCCCTTCTCTTTTTACTATTTCGTAAGTGCCATTAGCACATTATTTTGAATACAAGTCTGGTCTTGCTTTACTTACTGCAATTTGTGCTTCACCATAAGTTACTTCGTTCTCATCCATATACTTTTTTTCGAGTTCTGCTCTTAAAACATCTGGATTTGAAGCAGTAGCTTCTTGTGAAGTAAATTCTTTTAACATTCCCATATCAGGATTAGATTTCAACAATGCTCTAACTGTTTCAGATAAAGTCATTTGTTCTTTTAATCCGTAAAGGTCTGACTGTGTAAACTCTAACGTAGCTTCTGTTTCAGGTAAGTTGAATAAAATTTCTTCAGCCATTTTTTGCTGAAAAGGAAGAATTCTATTTTCTTTTACTAGGGTATCTACAAACAATGATACTTCATCTTTTCTTGCTTTACTAAGTGTAGCGTCATATGTTACTTTCGTAGCTGCTACTTCTTTTTGCTGTGCCTGAAAATCAAGAACTGCTTTCTTCATATCCTCAATGCCCTCGAACATATTCCCTAACTCTTCATACTTAGCTACCACAGTGGCTTGTCCAGTAATTTCACTTTTCAATGCCTCTATTTCGTCTGTGTACTTTTTCTCGATATCCTGCTTTTCCTCTGCAAACTTCTTTTCAAGTTCTGCTGTCTTATCTACAACTGGCTTCTCTACTGTCATGTTTACTTCACTTCCTTCCGTATTTTCTTCATGAGGGATTTCTTCCTCAAAATTTTCACTGAATTCAATTGTCCTGAATGCGCCTTCGCTCTCTGAATAAAGAGCTGCTACATCTTGCAATGTTGTTACAGCAGGCGTGTCTGCCCCAAGTAGTGCTACTGCTTTCAGCGCCCATGGGTATGTAACTCCCTCTCTTGCGTAGTTCTCAAACAATTCACAACTAACTCTTTTATAGGCTTTCCTATTAACTAAGTCCGCTATAATCGCGGGTACGTCTTTGAACGTAGCTACTAGTTTGTTGCCTTGCTTTACCAAACTTTCCATCCAGCCTAATGCGGGTTTTCCGTCTTTGAAAAATCCTGATTTCTTCGCCAACTCCTGCTCTTCATTATGACCCAGCTTTAAATACGGTTTGACTTGCGCTCCTATTGCGTTGTGACTTTTAATAATCTCGTCTAAATCCGCATCGGAAAACTTATCATTGTTCCACGTACCTGTAGCAAAAACGTCCATCTCAAGCTCTGCATAGACTTTATCTGAAGGTGTATCATCGACACATACTATAACTTCTTCAGTGGTAATAACTTCTTCTTCTAACTTTTTTTCTATAACCATTTTTCTTACCTCACCTCCTTCACTTTTGTTTTCATTGTATAAGTTCTAAGTGGTGCTGTATCTTGGTCTATACAGCTAGCTAGTTTTTTTCTTCCGAATCTATCTTCTTCAAATTCTACACCTACGAAGAATCTTCCGAAGCCCGTAGTCTCAATTTCAATCTGAGCACCGCTCCACCCTGCAATGTTTGTATTCACATCACTGTGCATACTGGTATCCTGGGCCCAAAGTCGATACACTACAAACCTGTTGGCTTTGTCTGCCAGATATATTCTGACGGTGTCATCTTTAGTAGCTCTCGCTATGTCAATGCTTATTCTCTTTATTGTCAAGCTTCCACCTTTTATTTTAGGCGTCACTATTTGCAATAGAGGTCTATTTGTCTCGAAACTTCTATACATACATACTCCTATAGTTATATTATATATTAATTCTTTGTAATATATCAAGTTTTGATTGGGTTTATTTAGGAAGAGTTGTCCTTATTGGAATAATCTACGTGTGGGATAAGTAAAACTGTATATTCTCCCACGGCCATAATTATCCTCCTTTATTCGTATATTACTGTTACGCAAGCGTCTCGTGCTGTTATGTATAATCTTAATCCGTTACTAAACGGCAATCCATGAAAGTCTATTGCTGTTGGTAGCTCAAATAGTTTACCTGATGTGAATGTCCATATAGTCGGTGTGATTGCCGTTGTGCTATCGCTTAATGTTATTACTGCTAACTTTACGCAGTTACTTACGATTATGCTCCTTTTGACTTTTCTTTCTTTTCTTCCTTTTCTTCCTTTTCCGGCCCAGCTACTGCCTCTTGCTGTTGCTGTTGCTGTTGTCGTTGTTGTTTAATAGCTTCTATTACAACTCTGTTATATTCATTTCTTTCAGCCGTAAGAGACTCGATTTGCAAATTTATATCATATACCCGTATCTTTAAATCATTCACTGTTACTTCTGTACTCATGTTATATCTCCTCTGTTTTTAATTAATTTCTTTTACTCAGTTGCTTCTATAGCTGTTAACTTAACTTGCGCAGCAGTCTTTTGCGCTCCAAGGGAGCTTATCTGACCGTCTATGTTAGCTATTATGCTCTCTACTTGTTCTTTAGTGGTTATTGAAACAACACCTTGGCCTATAACGGCTCCGGATGCGTCTTTAACGTCCCCTAAAATCTGATATCTATCTGTTCCTGTTGTTACTGTTTCACCTTCTATCTTTACTACTTCCATTTCATCTCACCTCCTTTTATTCGTAAACTATCTTAATTCTTGTACTTGCCCATTCTAATTAAATAATTATCCAATTAGCATTGTTTGACATTATTTTGATATTGTCCCATTGCTCAATAGTCTGTGTTAATTCTCCATCTATTGTTTCTGTAGTAGCTCCATCAATAGTTATACTTCCTGCACCTGTATTCTTCATTGAGTAAACTCTACCCTCTATTCCTACTGCTGTTGGTAAAGTTAGTGTAAAACTATTAGCTGTACATTCAATCTGATAATCACTTGCAGTTAAAGTATAGTTTGCTGTCTTAGCTACATAAGCGTGAGCAATAGAACCTTCTACGTGTAGAGTTGAAGTTGGACTATCTGTTCCTATTCCTACATTTCCCTTTAATGCTGTTTTTGTAATACTATCATTTCCTAATACTACTGTATTACTTCCTATACCAGTTGCATCATAACCAATTACTATTTCATTTGTATCCCCATCAGCGTTAGCTTTTGTATTAGCACCTAAATAAACTGAAGTAGTAGAAGTCGCATTTGCAGTAGAACCATCAGCTATATATCTTCCTGCTTGATATCCATTAGCTGTGTTATAAGCTCCTGTTGTGTTTGAAAATAGAGAAGCATATCCATTAGCTGTGTTTCTATATCCAGTTGTGTTTGGATATAGAGAATACATTCCATTAGCTGTGTTATTAGCTCCTGTTGTGTTTGAACGTAGAGAATACATTCCATTGGCTGTGTTAGAATATCCTGTTGTGTTTAAAAGTAGAGATTGATATCCTATTCCAGTATTATATGAAGCGTGATAAGTCTGAGTTGCAGTAGAACCCATAGTTAAATTACCAGCACCTCCTACAAAAGTATTAAATCCATCAGTAGTAACCGTCCCATTATCTCCA